ATGTTGATCTACCACAACGCCTGTGATTTCACCCGTAGAAGCTAAGCCGCCTATTTCATCCGGTTTATTCCATTGAATCGAATCACTATTGATAGAATAGCTATAATAAGCATTAATGACTCCCTCTCTAGACCATCCTACTTTATATTTACTGTAAGTTATCCTTCTGCCAATTAATTCTGTATTTACATAACCGACACTAATTTTTGTTGTAGGGTAGTAGTCTTCTTTATTAAACTTCATGTGATCTAGCATACAGCCACCGCCTTTCTGGTGGCGGCTCTAAGTACTTGGTATAGGTGGATTAACGGGCTAATTACCCCCCCCTAAGATTTCCGTACAGTCCGATTTTCGAACCCATACAGGACCATAGACGGTGCTACTATCTCCTTCACGGATAATTGGCAAATCTATACTTCTCCCGACTAAATAAGCGGTATTTGAAGAGGCACATACATCCAGCTCCAAATCTGCGTTCAGTAAAGAGTAAGTAGTATTTGGAAAATCCGTAAAAACGGTGCTTGTTGAAGTTCCTTTGGGAATTTTGACCTTTTTAGGGAACATAAGATAATCATTTTTATTGAAGATCATCTTTTCGATCATAGAACCACCACCTTTCTAGTGATAGCTCTAAATGCCTGACATAAGCGGATTAGGGGGGGGTTACCCCACCATTTCAAGTTGCGAGCTTGTGATACCAGCACTCTGTAATAAAAACCATAAGTCTCATTTCCCGCGCCTAAGCTATAAGTGTCTTGCGTTTCAAATTTGTTTGTGATAAATGCATTTATTCTTCTGTCATACCCAACGATTTGAAAATTAATGCTTTGAACAGATTTGCCAGGGTTAACAGCTCCGTTATCATCAATTAAAACTGACCCAGATGGCAAATATCCAGATGTAGGTAGAAAACTAGCATTAAAGTTGCCGTTTTCGTCCGTCAGGCTTCGCCATTTTTTACGATCAAATAGCATATGATCTAGCATTTAAGCCACCTCCTTGCATGAGCAAAGAAGTGACCTAATCCATTGCCAAAAGCGGCTTGGCGAGGTTTTACCCCCCCAGTTTTCTATGAATAGCTCTTTTTTAATGATCGCTTTGTATGCTCTTCCAGTTGAAGAATTATAGTCTGGGAGGTCATCAACAACGTAGTAATCGTCATCTGCGCCAATGCAACGAGCTTCATCGCCTTTTTTATAAGTGTGCATGTCAAAGGGGGAATCAGTCCATTTAATCTTGGAACTGTCCCAACTTTCAGTTTGTTCATTAAAGCTATAATCTTCTTTAACCTCTACTGTTGGTGGGAATGCTACATAGCGAATGCCATTGGCTTTAATTTCATTGTCGCTTTGATTCACGTTAAACCATGGAAGCTTGTTAAACAGCATATGATCTAGCATGTTTCCGCTCCTTTCTTAAATAGAGTGAAAGCATACTCAACCATTGACGCAATAGTATGTAGAAGGCTTTTACCCCCCCCATATTACATTTCTAACATTTGTTTTTTCAACTACGCCCGTGTAATAGTAATGTGAATAAACTGCATTATTAGGATGCTTGTTTTCATCACTATCAGCGTAAATTTCAAGTTGTCCATCAAAGAAATAAACGTCTTGGCCTGCCCCAACACAGGTAACCTCAGCATCATTTAATACTCGCCAGCCATTACCCGTATTCGGGTTTTTGATCGGTGTTTCTGCCATGACAGTAAATCTTGATGGACAAGCATAATAGTTTTTATTATTAGCTGTAATAGCGGACATATCGTTTGAAATTTCAAACCACTTTTTTACATTAAAAATTAGATGATCTAACATGCTTTCACCTCTTTCTATCTATCTATTTTTCAATCATCGCAATACCGTTTGGATTGTTGTTTTCCCATTGTTGGGCTTGTGCTTCTTGACCAGCTGGGAATCTCTTGCCGATTACAGCGTTCTGGTTCAGCCATGCTTGTCCTTCTTCTAGTTTCTTAACTCGGTTCACCAAGTCATTGATTTGGTTATTGGCACCGGTCAGCTGGTTGTTCAAGCTCTCAATTTGTGTGTCCTTAGCACCATTTTTGCGGTTAAGGTCGTTAATTGTGTTCTGTTGGGCTTGAAACTTTTGATCAACTTCACTCTTTAAATAAAAGACCGTACCCAGGTTGACGTTACCCGTGTTGTCGGGTGCCACGCCTTGAACAGTATTAATCCCTGCACCTTTACCAGCACCAGCGACCATTTGATCAATTTCTTCTTTAGTGTAGGTGTTTAGGTTAAAGGTATGGTTGCCATCCGCCTTGACCGGTTCTTTACCTCGTAAGGTGATAGTCGTGTTCTTCTCGTTGTCCTCGATCTTGCCGTTAAAATCAGCCGTTACTTTAGTTTGCCATGCATTAAGCTCGGCACGAGTAACGTATCCCACTTCATTAACAGTCATATCGATATTAGCGGCTTCTGCGATTGTCATAGACAATTGTGCAGAGATAACATCAGTAGATAAACCGTCTGGGCTACCTGCCGCTAAGGTCTCGTGATCGTTAGTAGTAAAAGTGATAGCGATTAAAGCTTCATCGCCTTGTACCTTTTGATTCTGTTCATTGGTTGAGTCAACTCTTGCATACCAACCAATACAACTAAAATTGATGTCTGCCGGTTGATTCTTGTTGTTAAAGTCAGCAATTACATCAAAGTGATCATCTGTAACTGGCGTTAAGGTTAATTGCCCTTCTTTGAGATCGTCCGGCAAACTAGTGATTTGACGAATTGCTTCATCATCTAAGGCTTGTCCGGAACTATTAACGGGTTTTTGACTTGATAGGATAGCGCGTGTATAAACCAATGTGCCTACGCCGTTACCAACCGATAAGAAGATATGTCGCCCGGCATCGGTCAAGATCGTTTGCTTCAATTTCTCTTTAAAGCCCGTATTAGGATCTTCTGCCATTTCTTGCTCCTTTCTTTGTATTAAAAAACTACTCAGTCGCAATCGATTGAGTAGTTGTAGTTAATGTTTTGTTCCCAATAGTTAAGCCAGCGTGAATTTCTGCTGTTTGTGGCTTGCTCCACACTGCTGTTGTCGCCCATACCGATGACTTAGCCAGTTGACCAACAACACCAATGAATTGGCTTCTAGTGCTTTCAGCTTTCCAGCCGGTCCACCATTTGGTATTTGATGACAAAGTATTGTGATGCTTGAACTGTGTAGCTATCCCAATATATTGCTTGTCGCTTGTCCTAGCCTTCCAGCCAGTCCACCACTTAACGGGCGATCGCTCGATTTTGCGATGTTTGATTTGCGTACCCATACCCACGTAAAGCGGCAACTTTGTAGTAGTTACAAACACGATCTCATCAATCCAGTAGCCCATCGCGAGCAGGTTTTGAATATTCTTTATGATGAATTTTTGCATTTGAAGTGTTTGCACATTGTCCCACGGTATTTCGATACCAACATGTCGAAGACCGGTTTTATATACCTTGAATTGTTCCGGCTTTGCATTTAAGGCAGTGCCCAGAATTTTAACCATTGAGGGAATTGTTCCCTGTGCCCTAGAGATTAAAATGTGTAAAAAAATGATAAAACGGAAAGTTTCATCATCATCACTAATTCTATAAGCTTTGTAATCTTGCCCGATTAAATCAAGGGTTGTGCCTTTTGCTTTGTCAATGCTACGCCACTCCGCAATTTTTTCATTTTCATCACTGATTTTTTCAAGCAGTGAATTGTAACTGTCTAACAATTGATAAAAAACGGTATCTTTTTTCTTATTCCAGTGGTCGGCTACTTCCGCGATCAGTTGGTCTGTTGTCTCATAAGCCAATTAAATCAACCTCCACATCTCCAGGGTCACAATGAGCAAATTCTGAACGACCAATAGAAATATTTTGGTCCGCTAACTTATCTTTTATGCTACCGATTGCAATTGTTGCATCATCAACGCCGTTGACATCATAAGTAACGGAATAAAGGCGGGTAAAATTAACTCTTTGACCCATTTCAAGTGAGTTGATTTCATCGCAAATTGCTTGCTTAATGTCGTCAACCCCCGCATCACTGTTCCAGTCGTCATTAATTGATACATCGACCTTTACATAAATGTTATGTTGTTGAGCGTGGTCAAATTTGACTTCTTTTAATTTTCCCGTAGCGTCCGGAGCTTCTTTAACAATTGAACCCGCTAAAGTGATACCAGCCGCGCATTTATCAATTAAGGTTTTAGCAATT